TGACCCATCAGCACACGGAGATAAGTTATATTTCCAGTTGGGCGGTGGGTACAAAGCCCCTGCTGTTTCGCAAGCACTGCGAGAATGGGGCATCCCCGGTATTAAATATTTAGATGAAGGTTCAAGGCGTGCAGGACAAGGAACAAGAAACTTTGTTGTGTTTGATGAAAACATCCCACAGATATTGGAGCGTAACCAACAGCCAATAGGTGGCTTACTAGGTAAATAACATTAAAATAAGGTAGAATATGAATGATGATGGAGCATCGTTACATCAAGAAGTTAAGCAAGGGCGAGATGCAGAATATCTTTTAGAGAATCCTGTATTCCAACAAACTTTCGATTACTTGAAAGATGCTTATTTTAAGGCGTGGGAGCAAACTTCTGTAGAAGATTCCCAATCAAGAGAAAACGTCTGGATGATGTACAAAACGCTGGATACCGTACATGGGCATATTAAAACATATGCCGATACAGGTAAACTGGCAAAAAAACAATTAGAAGAAATGGGAGCATAGTATGGAAAACAAGGGTAAATATCCTACTCCTAAGAACGCACATTACAAAGACAGTGGTGGTGGCAGATCAGAGTTAAGGCAGAACTTTTTAAGCTCTAGTTCTGAAGACAAACACCAGTCAATGTCTATGTGTCAAAAAGGGCGTTCTTTTGGTGGAGCATCTAAGAACAAAAGCATGTATCAGAAATAAGGAGCAAAATTATGAGTGGTGGTGGAAGATATAATCAAATGGTAGTACATGGGTCATTCCAGCCCAGAAAATTGGCTTTTGAGTCAATTACAGCAGATCATACATTAACCCCAACGGACAGTGGAAAAGTCATATTTATGGGTGCCAACGGAGTAGATATTACTTTGCCAAGCACACCAGAAAATGGGTTAAATTATAAAATTATATTAGCGGCTGATTATTCAACAGCTAATTGCACGGTTACTATTAATGGTTCTGGAGAGTTCTTTGCAGGTTGTGTTTGTACAGGTGCAGACGGAACAGCCTCCGCAATTTTTAATGGTAGTTCACATGATGTCGCAACTTTTGGTTCTGCATCATTGCAAGGTGATTACATAGAGGTAGTATCCAATAATGCAGCATGGTTCATCTCTGGTATGGCAGCCGCAGCAGCAGGTATAGCAGTAGGTACTAGCTAATAGTGGTTAGTGCTTTTATCCCTTTGATTTTGAGTGGAGTTTGAGGAGAGGCCTCAAAGGTTTTGCTTTTTGCTTTTTGTTTTTTGCTTTTAGTGGTTGGTTAAACTTTTTGAACATCTTTTTCTAATATAGACCTCAAAAAAGGGCTTGTCAAGTAAAATCGTACATTAAGGAGAAAATAAATGGCTGAGACTAACCCAAGTGTGGGAGTCGATGTTAGTCCAGAAGTGGCTACTGTCGATGAACCACAACAGTTCAGAAGTGAGACAGATGCTGCTGAAGAAATTGTAAAAAAAGGTATTTTGGATGAGGTAGAAGATAGTTATCTGCCATCCCAAGATCGTGGGCACACCGAAGAGGAACCCACACAAGAAAAACAGGAAGTACAGGAAGGAGAACAGCCAGAAGGTGATGAATCTGAGCCAGAATTAGGTGAAGAAGAGTCAGAAGAGTACGATGTCGAGGTACCAACCTACACCCTGAATGTTAAGGGTAAGCAGGTACAGGTAGACCTTGAAGAACTCAAAAATGGCTATCAAAAAGGTGCTGATTACACCCAAAAAACTCAAGGCCTTGCTGAAGAAAAAAGGGCTTTTGATGCTGAAAAAAATGCTGTGGCACAAGAGCGTCAACAGTATAATCAGGCATTAACCCAGTTTCAGCAGTTGATGAATGAGCAATACCAGCAATACCAGAATATTGACTGGGCACAGTTGAAGGAGGATGACCCTATTGGTTATATGACACGCAAGGAAGAAATGCGTGATATAGAAACCAGACATCAAAGGGCTGCCCAAGAGCAACAGCAAGTTACTCAACAACAGCAACAGCAATATGCAAGGCAACATCAGGAGCTTGTAGCAAAAGAAATGGATTTGTTAGGTGAGAAATTGCCTGATTGGAAAAACCCTGATAAGAGAGCGAAGTTGAGTGAAGAACTTAAACTATACGCCACTAATATTGGTTATTCCAAGGAAGATTTGGATGGAGTCACAGACCATAGGAGCTTGTTGATATTAAACAAGGCTAGGTTATACGACAAGATTCAAAAGTCAAATCCAAGGAAAATAAAGCAGGTTCCGAGAGTAGTTAAAGGTGGTAGTAAGAACACCCAAGCTCGTGATAGTAAAACAGGAAAATATAAATCTAAATTAAATTTGGCTAAACAAAGAGGGGGTCGCACAGAAGATATAGCAGCAGCCGTCTTTGAGTTAATGTAGTAGCCTTTTTTAAGTTCTTTAAGGAGTAAATAAAATGTCAGTAAAAGCAAACACTTTTGGTGTTGGTGCAGCAACCAACATCACTACGGCTGTAGGTGGTAGAGAAGACCTCACAGACGTTATTTATAATATCGCCCCAACGGAAACCCCGTTCATGTCAAATATTGGTCGGACTAAATGTTCAGCCACAACGCATGAATGGCAGACCGATACTTTGGCGAGTGCAGCAGTTAACCAACAGCTTGAAGGTGAAGACTACGATTCAGCAGGTCTTGATGCTTCAGTTGTTACAACCAGACTTAGCAACTACACGACCATCAGTGCTAAAACGCTGATTATTTCTGGTACGCATGAATCTGTTTTGAAAGCAGGTAGAAAATCAGAAATAGCATATCAGGTTGCTAAAAAAGGTAAGGAGTTAAAGAGAGATATTGAATTTTCTCTTTCTCAAGTACAAGCACCTGTAGCATCCACTGGCACCACGACACGAAAAACTCGTGCTTTGGAAAGTTGGATGAGCAGTAATGTATCATCAGGAACCAGTTATGCTTTGAATGGTTCTACTTTTGTTATCACCGATGGAACTCAACGGGATCTAACTGAAGCGATGGCTAAATCAGCTATCCAATCAGCTTGGACTTCTGGTGGAGATCCAGAAATGATGCTTTGTGGTGCTGTTAACAAGCAAAACATCTCAAGTCAATTCAGTGGTATTGCCACGATGTACCGTGAGCAGTCAGGAACTGGGCCGGGTACGATTATCGGTGCTGCTGATATTTATGTTAGTGACTTTGGTGAGTTGAAAGTTGTGCCTTCACGATTTAGTCGAGATCGTACTATTTCAATTATTCAGAAAGACATGTGGGCTGTTGCTTACTTACGACCTTTCAAGGTTTATGACCTTGCTAAGACGGGTGACGCTGAGAAGAGATTACTCTTGTCAGAATGGACTCTTGAATCTCGTAATCAAGCGGCTAGTGCTAAAGTAGCTGATCTTAATACAAGCCTTCTATAATCTAGGAGGTTAAACCAATATTGGGGGGCTTACGCTCCCCTTTATAGGGGGGATTTATGAAAGAATTTATGTACAAACACAATTGGGTGGTATGGACAATAGTTGTTGTTGGTGCGGTTTATCATCACCTTTTTTGAGGTTTAAACACAATAATGGCAGATGTTAAAATAAGCGAAGACTGGGGCAAAAATATGGTTAAAACCACAGGTTGGTTTGATACAAACACTGGTGATGTCCATATGTCTACGTTTCAGGATATAGATGAAATAGTCAGAAAAAACAGAGCAGACCGCAAGGCTTTTGCTATTGATAAAAATAGCGGTGGTGGTCGTTTTGGTGAGTTTGCTAAAGTAGCTTCTATCCCAAATGTCGTTGTTGACCAATTAATGAAAAGTGGTGTCTGGTTCGATAGAGTTGCTTTTAGAAAGTGGCTTAACGATCCAGACAACCGCCTTTTTAGAACTATAGATTGTAATTTATAAATTATGGCTATTGATTCATATGCAAAACTAAAAACTTCAATCGCTTCTTGGTTGGATAGAGATGATTTAACTGACAATATTCCTGATTTTATTAGTCTCGCAGAAGATAGAATAAACAGACATATCAGGGTGCGTTCTATGGAACATAGAGCAGAAATGTCAACTGTAGCGAACCAAGAATATTACGGTTTGCCTGATGGTTACATACAGATGCGTCATTTTGCATTAAAGACAAGTCCTATAAGAGATTTAAGTTATTTAACCCCAGAAAGATTTGACACAGAAGTTGGCGGTACAGTAGGTAGACCGAAATTTTATACATTAGTAGGTAACGAAATAAGAATTGGGCCAAAACCCGGTGGGGTTTATACTTTAGAGATGGTATTTTATGAAAAGTTTTCACATCTTTCAGACAGTCATACAAGCAATAAACTACTAGAAGATCACTCTGATCTGTTGCTTTATGGGGCTTTATTAGAAGCAGAGCCTTTTGTTAAAAATCCAGAGTCAGCGCAGATGTGGGGGCTTTATTTTAATCAAGCGATTGATGCAATAGCAACTGCTGATGAAAAAGATAGACATTCTGGTGGGGCATTAGCTGTAAGAAGTGACCACAGGGGTATTTAAATGGCAAGCACTACATGGACAAGAGTAACGCAGGTACAATACTGGAACACCATTAGCGATAACTGGAATACAAATTCAGACAATTGGGAGGATAACTGGACTGAATGGAGTGTTGATCTAGGTATGAGTTGGAAAAACATAAGGCAAAACTGGAATTCAATTAACGAAATTTGGTCTGAGTAGGAG